GTTGCGTTGCCTGCTGAGGTTGAGGTAAGCCCCGGGCTTGAGGTTTTTAGTTACAGCATTAACCAAACCTGTATCACCATCTATCACCACCCATTTCCCGTTGCGTTTTTGCCATTTCCAGGCTCCGACTCCACCGCCATCTGATGACTCATAGATAGTCCCGTTAGGCTCATTGCCTTTTATTTTGGGCTCCTCTCCTGTTATTTTGTCACCTGTTGTATCGGGCTTATCAGGGCGACCTCTACCAAGCACAACAGTTATGGCTTTAACATCTCGCCCGATTTGTTCAATCACCTCAGGTAATTGTTCTAAAAAGCTCATTAGCTATTTTTCCCACGTTGATAAGCTGCCTTTAAGTCCATTGCATTTAAGGCGTTAAGTTTCTCAATCACACCGTCTAAACTCTGTTTAAATTCGGTCAGTTTGCTGGTTAATGCCTCAGGCGCACTGCTTCCGCTTGCTTTGAGTTTGCGTAACTCTTCCGCAAGCTCTCTAAATGTGTCTAAATCGGCTGATACCTCACCACCTAATAGGTCATTTTTAAGTTGGGTTATCTTTGCCTCAATTTGAGCCAAAATCGCTTTGTCTTGCTCGCCTAAGTATTGAGCAAACTCAGTTAAAAGTTGTTGAATGTTTTGTGTCATAGTCGTCCTATTTTGTAATGGATAATTAAATCTGAAAATTCAGGCAAAACAGGTGTGCCACAGCCACCAGAAATACCTTTTGATAACGTCACATTGATAGGTTGTTTTGATTGCAACGATACCGCTACTGCTTGTTTCAACTGCAATTTCACGTCGATTGCCCGTTTACAGTCTTTCATCGCGTCATTCCTCTACGCGTTCTGCAGGATAATAGCTATAACGCGTAATCTTTCCGCCACATAGCGTGTCTCGCCAGTTGCTCGTATTCGTGATTTTTAACGCCCAACTTGCGGTCTTCCATTTTGTGTTAGTTAAACGGTCGCGCGTGCAAGTGATTTTGATGTTGTTATCCGATAACGCAATACCATTGCCTTTTGTCAAATGGATAACTGGATCTTTGCCATCAGGCACGATAAACAAGTCAAATTCGCTATCAGCAAAGCCTTCTGGCACTTCTTTTTCATCTAGCGTTAGCGTTTCACTTTCATCATCGCCAAATTTCCAGCTAAAATTAATGATCGGTTTGTCTTTAGTCATCATGTTTAAACATTGCCCCTAATTGATTCGGGCTAAACCGCCAACCGCTTTCGCTACCGTAAATCGCATTAAAGCACCATTCACTACAAAAATATTTTGAGCGTTTTTGTTTGATGCCAAGTACGATTCCTAGCGCGCCCCACCAGTCGTATTTACAACCCAAAGTGCGGTCAAAATAAGCTTTAATTTGCGCCTCGGTGACATCGTTGAGTGGGATTAAATCCCATTTGGTGTTATCGGACACATCAATCTGTTTGCAACGCACCCCACCGTCTTGTACCGATGAGGAGTAGCAGTCATATACTGTCGCATGCTCATAATGCGAGTATTTCCCCTTAGTAAAAAATCGGGTAATGCGGTCGGCTATTGCTTTTACCGGCTCTTTGCGCCAGTCGCGTTTGTGTTTGTACATTGCCAAATAAACCTTAGCCATTTTGATATGCCTCCATCAAGTTATCCATTTGCTTGATAATGTCATCATGGATTGATTTCAGTTGCTCAAGCGTGAGATTAGGGGCTTTAAGTTCATATTTGCGCATGCGTTGGTTGGCTAGTTCAACTTGCAGTTTTTCGAGCCCTGCTGCCTGTGTCAAAATCAAGTTTGTGGCGGTCTTATTATCCAGTCTCGCACGTTGTGCAAAGTCTGAGATATATCGACTACATTCGCCCTCATAATTTGCAGCCTTAAAGGCTTCTGCCGCCGCTTGACGCTCACGGTACTCGCTTTCAAAACGTGTCCAGGTGCTGTATATTTTTGCCGCGTGCTCATCGATGTTGGCGATAAGTCGAGTTTGGGCGTCGGCTAAAAGTGCGGTTTGTTTTTCGGCTGAAATTTCCCATTGTAAAGTATCATTATTTAACTCATGTGCCGCACTGGGTTGTGGGTCAATTAATACAGGGTTACCTGTTTTATCTGCGATGATTTGCTTGCCTTGAGATTGTCCGTTGATTAGCTCAATATATTTATCTTGGCTAATTTCCACCGCGCCTTCAGGCACAAAACCACCATAAGAATCGTCAAAAAAACCGTCTTTAAAATACATTGTCATCTTTTCCATCTCCCAATTGCTAAAAATTGCATATCCCAATCACCTTGTTCGGCTCCCGGATCGTACAAGTAATAGTAATAAGTAGACCCATTTGACTTAGTCTTTATATCCATCTGAGATCTATCTACAAAACTAAAATCTTGAATTGCTTTACTACTGCCAAAAACCATTGGTGCTGATACAAATGATACTGCCCAATTAAATGAATAAACCGTGCCGTGCGAATACCCACCTCTGAAGTTGACTGTATTGGTCTGTATCATCGTGCCATCAGGATATTTCCGCACTTCAAAATTGCCTATTTTTTGATATATGAAATCCGAGAATTGTGTTGCAGTATTTAAAGACTTACCACTCGATGTTCTTACATCCCCTGCGGAATAAAAGTCGCCATTATGTTCGAAGCCCCAATTTTTACTTGTACCGTTATCTTCAACGAGGTTAATAATTCCCCTGCCAAATCCGTCCCCATCGCCTTGTTTGGTCGTGTAACCAAACGAAAACCCAGCGCCATAACGTCCTCTTGAGCGGACTAAACCTTTGATAAATGGGTGGTAGGTATCTTTGTCTTTTGAGCCTGTAGATTCGACTGTAAAAGGCGCACCGCTTGCATATTGAGAAGAATAACTTCCCTGCCCTAAATGAGTGGACTCAATACCGACTGTGTGCAGGATGCCCGTTAAACTATCACCTGATTTAGATACTCGACCATTGGCATTATTATTTGCTGCATTAGCTTTCGATACCCCATCATTTGCTGTGCGTTGTGCCGCAGTAGCTTTTGATACGCCATCATTTGCCGTGTGCTGTGCGGCATCCGCGGCTGATTTTGCCTGATTCGCGCTTGTTTGTGCCGCATTAGCTTTTGACACCCCATCATTTGCCGTACGTTGGGCATTATCTGCGGCAGTTTTGGCGTCCACACCTTTATCATAAGCCGTTTTAACCGCTGCACTGTTTGCAACGGTGTCTTCGCTATTACTATCTACTGCAGAAGATTTTTTGCTATTGTGGATGTAGTTCGCCTGATTGCGCTGCACGTTGTTCACTTGGTCTTTTACCGTTTTCACGGCTTTTGGCGTGGCAGCTTTATCTTCAGCATTGCTATTGGTGCTTGAATCAAGTTGCACGATACCTTGTTGAGTAAGGCTAGCTTTGGCGATTTCGTGAGAATGCCCGCGTTCATCCACGCCGTTTGTGCTTGTGGCAGTAATGGTTTTTGGTGTCATTTGTTGGCGGGTGATAAAAATCACACTGTTATCGATGGATAATGTTACCGCACTAGAGGACTCTACTTTTAAGATCATCCGCAATACTTGGACTTTACCACTTCCGCTACTTTCTGTTGGCTTAAAACTTTCGGGGCAGTTTGCATAGGCAATGAGTTTGTTTTGTGAGTCAAATACGCCCATTTCTCTTATGTAAAAACCGCCGACATTTTCAGGGATGGTTAATTCAACAATCACCTGTTTATTATTTCGAGGGTCGAGAGAGACGGCACTGACTGGCGCAATGTGTGTTTGATGTACTAGCGCTGTTGCGCTCGCCGTTGGTGTGACCGCCTGCCCATTGCCATCACCCACAGCAAATTGGGTGAGTTGTAACGGTTGCCCTTGGCTTAATGCATGCGCGATAGCACGTGTTCCGTAGTCGGTTAATATTGCAAAATATTGTGATGCCATAAATATTCCTATTGTGGATATACTGTGATGATTTCACCGCATTGTTGACCAATAAAGGTTCTGAGTGCCCCTGTTGGTGAGATTGCGATAGCGAGCTGATTGAGATGTCTAGAGATGGGCTTAACATCATTAATAAGTCGTACTAGTTCGTTATAGGTTTGTTCATTCAAGCCACTTTCAGACACTTCCACGGTTAAGCTAAATGTTCCTGGTGTGCCTTGTGGGTTGGTTTGAAACCATTCTTTCAGTTCAATGAGATAGCCTATTGGCTCAACCACACGTTTTACTGCGCCAATTGTGCCTTTGTGTTTGTGCACAAAATAAGATTGTTTAATCGCAATGCGTTTAACTTCTTCTGTCCAGTTTTCATCCCATTTATCCACCGAAAATGCCCAAGCTAAATAAGGCAGTAAATCAGCAGGGCAGCGTTCAGGGTTGATTAAATCTGCAATAACAATGGGATTTTCTACCGCACTTTTTAGAATTTCTGCCGCACGTTTTTCTAATGGGGTTGAACCTATCGGCAGTAAATGATTAGTAATCATCACTTGTCACGATCTCCAAACTAATTGCCGTACAGTAGGCTGATTTTGAGCTTTGTAGCACAATATCGGCGGTAGGTGAGATAAGTTCTACTCGTTGTACACCTTCCAAGTGTAATGCGGCATAAATACCCGATAGGCTAATGTCTCGCCCTAAACGGTGTTTTTCTTTGGTGTAAGCGGTCAATTTTTTTAATGCAGCCGCTTTGATTGGCTCGTATTCAGGGCCACGATAAAGATGTAGTTTGGCGCGGATTTCGTAGGATTGGATCACCGCACTTTGGACAATAACGCGGTCGCCAATAGGGCGGATGTCATCATCGTTTAGTTTTGCTCTAACTATATTTAAAAGGCTTTCATCAGCCTCGCCTTGACCATTACGGCTTAAAATCGTGACGGTGACATTAGCGGGCTGTGGTGATACCACTGATACATCTGCAACATCAGGGTGTGCAGAGAGCGCATGGAAGATATAAGCAGAACGAGGTCCCGCCACAGAAAGCCCCTCAAAGGCTAATTGAGTGCGCAATCTTAATGAGGTGTCATCTTCTAAAATTTGGGGGATTTTAGGTGTAACATTATTATTCGCCTCTTGAATGACTTGTCTTTTCACATTGTAATTGGCTGCAATCACATCTAAATCTGAACCGCTTGCATAGGCTAACATTGTGGCTTTTGCCGCGTTATTGATGCGGTTTCTTTCCATCAACTGTAAGTAAACCACTTCTTGTAATAATTTCGTGATGGGCTCACTTTCTAAACTTAATCGTGCTTGCCAAAATGCTCTTTCATCTTGTGGGAAAAGCGCGATAAATTCCGCTTTTCTGTCTGCGAGTAAACTTTCAAAATCTAAATCTTCTAGCACTTTCGGTGCATCTAGTTTTGATAAATCGACTAATTCGCTCATTGTTTATGTCCTAAAAATAGTTTTTCGTTATGCATTTCTTGGTTGTCTTTACGACTGCGTGCGACATAACTTGCCACAATGCCACCTTCAACCAACTCTGGTTTAAATTGTGTGATCTGTACTCGTGGTTCCCAACGATTAATCGCTGTAACAGCGCAAGCCGCCAGTTGTAATAACAATGTGTGGCTAATTGGGCGGTCAATTAGCAGAGGAATTAAACTGCCATATTCACGCCGCTGAATGCGCGAGCCAACAGGGGTTAGCAAAATATCGGCAATGGATTGTTTAATGTGGTCGCTTTCGTTTTTTAATGTTTCGCCAGTGTATCGATTCATACTATGCCTTTGCGTTAGAGGTTCGTTGGCCATCGCCTTGTTCAACGTGAACGTGGTTTTGTAAACTAATCGCCCCGCCTTTAATATCGCCACTTGCGGTTACACTGCCTTGTGTGCTGATATTGCCTTTTGTGGTGCTTGTGCCTGTGGTTGATAAAGATCCGTCAATATTCACATTGCCTTTGATATTGATAGTGGGGCAGTCAATATCAATTTGATTAGCAGCAGTAATGCTGGCGGTTTTGATGCCTGTGACAATCAATGCGCCACTTGATTGGTTGTAGGTAATTTTGGCACCGTCAGCAAATTCAATAACGTGTTCGTCGGCTGAATGGCTAGGGCTGTTTTGTGTGTAAAGCCCAACTAATATGCAGGCAGTGGTAAATTCGCCACTAACGGATAACATTACACATTGTTCACCCACCGTCGGTGGCGACCAGGTTTTGGTTGTACCCGCTCGAAATGTAATAAATGGTAAAAACTCTGTCAGAATGTCACCGCTCTTTACGCGAGCACGTGCGGTGGCGTAATTCACTTCAGCGATCACTCCAAAGCGGATAATGTTGTCTAGTTTTCGTTGTAATTCAGCAGACATAGGCATTCACAGCTAAAGGAAATGCCTTATTGTTGGCAATATTGTGTGATGTGGCGAGTGGGGGAGCGTGTGGAATAGTAGGTAACAAAAAAGGGCTTTCGCCCTTTTATTATGCTCTATCCCACATGGAACTCCGCGCTCTTGCTTGGCGTTGGTTTTCGATGCGTTGTATTTCTTTTGCCACTTGTTGTGCAATGGCTCGTTCATCCATGCCTTGTGCGGCATTGATGGTGATATTTACGCTCATTGGTTGGCTGGATTGCATCACCACTGGACGAGCAGAAATGGGTGCACGAGTATCAACTTGCACAGGGGCAGCCGTTGCAACGCTGATCCCCAATCCGCCCGCAATCAGTGCTTGTTTACCGTAATTAAGGGCGTTGAGTGTATTGACGCCAAGTCGAGATGTGGCTTCTTTGGTCATCACGTATTCGCCACCGTGGACAATGCCCATGGGTTCATATTTGCCACCATTGCCAGTGTAGCCGCCTGAAGAATACATATTCGAATCAGAAAGTGCATCGAGTGTTCTTTCAGTTATACTTCCTGATTTCATAACCTTATTTGTTTCTTCATTTCTTGATTGTTTAGCATTTTCAACAATTTTTGATCCCGCTTGAATACCTGGCATATTATCGATTACCCATTTAATGCCATCCATGAGTAGCTGTAATGGTTTGAGTGCTAAATCAATGCCTGCAGCTATCCATTCGCCAAATTTTTTACCTGCACTGGCTGCAGCATCTAAATCTTCTTTGGTGCTTTGTACCGGAGACAATAAATCAGTAAACCATTTCACCGCTTTTTCAATCCAGCCAACGACGACACTAAATGCGGTGCCAAGCGGTTGGAATTTTTCAAGGACGGGGGCGAGACCTGATTTTAAGCCCTCCCAAAAACCGCCGAAAAAGGCTTTGATTGGATTCCAGAATTTATAGATTAAGAGTCCCGCACCAATAAAAGCTGCGCCGCCAAGTGACAGAACATAAGGCAGAAGTTTTAGAGGGGAAAGTAACCATCTTGAGATTGCACCGCCGACATCTATAACTTTCCCCATAAATTTAGGTAAAATAACATCCAATTTTGACAATCCAAGAACAATCCTTGCGATTGGGTAGAACACAAAACTTGTTAAAAGACTCAATGCGCCGAGTGCCGTGACCGCCCCTGCCATTGCCGCGCCCCATTTAACGATTTTTGCGGTCAATTCTGGATTTGCTTTTATCCATTCATTGACTTTTCGCACCATTTCAGTGATTAATTGAACACTGGCGCGCATATCGTCAGAAATAGTGTCATAAATAGCAATGCCGACAGCCTCACGGGCTGATTCAAGGTTTTTAATGTCACCGAGTAAGTTATCTGCCATTGTTTGCGCAACTTGTTCGGCTCTACCCGCAGAATTTTTTAATTTATCTGTAAATTCCTGAATACCATTTACGCCCGCTTGTTTGACTAATTCAACCATTGCCGTTGCGGCTTCAGTGCCAAAAATGGCTTTGTAATATGCCATTCTGTCACCGGTTCCCATTTTGGCGGTTTTACGCTCCACATCTATCAAAATATTAGTTAAAGCGCGCATATTTCCACGACTATCTTTGGCGGACACACCTAGGCTTTTCAATGCTTTTGCGGCTTGTTTAGGTGGTGCGGCAAGTCTTAACATAGCAGAACGCAACGATGTACCGGCTTGTGTACCTTTTATCCCCACGTTACCCAATAAGCCGACCATTGCTGACATGGTTTCAAAGTCTTG